TCTTGCGATCGATGCTCGCGCGGTTTCCGGGGTTCGGGCCGCTGGATTCCTGAGTAATTCGATTTTCTTCACAATTTAATGGGTCGGGCTGCCGGCGGCGCATATCGTCTCGAGGCATGGCGGACGGGGACGATCCGAAACCGGGGAACGGGCGCGGTCGGCCGCGGCTCGAATCGGACGAAAGAGCCGTGTCCGTGTCGGTGTCGATTTCGCCGCGGCAGTATGAAACGCTCTGCCGGCACGCGCGGCGGCGCAACTTGTCCGCGTCGCGACAGTTGCGGTGGATGCTTTCCGCGTTTCCGGGTTTCCGTGAGGATCCTGAGTAATTCGATTTTCTTCACAATTAAATCGGACATTCCGCCGGCGCCGCGTATCGTCTCGGGGCATGGCGGACGCGTCCTATCTGGTCCTTGAGGTCAAAGCGATCGACGCGGGCGCGCGGACGTTTTCCGGGTTCGCGACGACGCCGGGGCTCGACCTGGGCGGCGATCGCGTGAATCCGTTTGGCGTGCGCGTCACGAATCCGATCCCGCTGCTGATGTATCACGATCGGACGCGCCCGATCGGCACGGCGGTCTTACACGCGGCGACGCCGGCCGGGATCCCGTTTACGGCGACGCTGGCGGACGTGCCGGAACCGGGCGTGTTGCGCGATCGGGTGCTCGAGGCGTGGCACTCGATTAAAGCGGGCCTGGCCTGGGCGGTGTCGATCGGCTGGCGGCCGCTCGAGAACGGCGTCAAGTATCTGAAAGACGGCACGCGCGATCTGTTGGCGATCCAGGTGCATGAACTCTCGATCGAATCGCTGCCGATGAATCCGGCCGCGGTGATCGATACCATCAAAAGTTTGGCCGCGGCCGGCCGACACTCTGCGGGCGTCACCGCATTTTCAGCAATGGGGCGGACGATGACGATTGCAGAAGCGATCACGGGTTTCGAAAACCGGCGCGCGGCGCTCGTGGGGCAGATGAATGCGCTGATGGACGCGCATCCGGGCCAGACGCTCGACGCGGACGAAGCCGATCGGTACGACGGGTTGGCGCTCGAGGTGAAGACGATCGACGGGCAGTTAACGCGCGAGCGCACGCGCGAATCACTGGCGGTCGCGACGGCGACGAAGCTCGAGACGGGCGGGATCAAAACGATCGCGACGGGCGCGACGCGCGTCGTGTCGGTCACGCCCAACGTGCCGGCGGGTCAGGCGTTCGTGCGGAAGGCGATGGCGATCGTCGCGGGCAAGGGGTCGCTCAGTGACGCGATCCGCATTGCCGAACAGCGCTGGCCGGACATGCCGGAAGTCGCGCTGTCCCTGAAGTCGGTCCAGGTGCCGGCGACGACGACGGATGCCTTTTGGGCGAAGCCGCTGGTCAATCCCCCCGGCGGATCCGCGGCCTTCATGGCGCTGCTCCGGCCGGCGACGGTGATCGGGCGGATTCCGGGGCTGCGCGACGTGCCGTTTAACGTGCCGGTGCCGATTCAGACGGGCGGCGGCACGTATAACTGGGTCGGGGAAGGGAAGCCCAAACCGCTGACGCAGGCGGCGTATCAGTCGGCGTCGCTGACGCGGACGAAGATCGCGGGCATTCTCCTGATGACGGAAGAACTCGCGCGGAGCTCGGATCCGAAAGCGGAGGAGATTTTCCGCCAGGAAATGATTGCCGGGATCGGCGCCTTCAAGGACGCGCAATTTCTGGATCCGGCGGTCGCGGAAGTGGTGGGGCTGCATCCGGGCTCGATTACGAACGGGATCGCGGGCGCGGCGGCGACGGCGGATCCGGCGGCGGATATTGCGGCGATGCTCGGGAAGTTTGCGACGGCCAACATTCCGCTGTCGCGCGTCTCGATCGTGCTGTCGGAGGGCAACGCGTTTGCCTTGTCGATGTTCAAAACGGTCGGCGGCGAGGCGATGTTTCCGGGCGTGTCCGTCGCGGGCGGCACGGTCGGCGGCGTCACCCTGGTGCCGTCGAATGCGGCCGGCAGCAACGTGATCGGCGTCGCGGGGCCGTACATCCTGTATGCCGATGATGGCGAGGTCGAAATTGACGTCTCGCGCGAAGCCACGGTGCAAATGGAATCGGCGCCGATGAGTCCGGCGGACGCGACCGTCGTCATGACGTCGCTCTGGCAGAACAACCTCGTCGGGCTGCGCGCGGAACTGTTCGCGAATTGGAAGCGCGTGATTTCCGGATCGGTGCAGCTGATCACGGGCGCAGCCTGGACGCCGTAGGGACCCACGCGGCGTGCTGGCGGGCCGGTCGCGCGGGTTCCTGGGCGGGGCAAGCGCGGCCGGCTCGATTCGTTCTGCGGGATGGCAAGGGGGCCGGGTGCGGGTACTGGGGCTCGAAATTCGCCGGGCATTGAAACCGCTGGCGCGGCGCGACGCCGGCGGCGGCTGGCCGTACACGATCCGCGAGCCGTTTGCGGGCGCCTGGCAATCGAACGCGGAAATCACCGCGGACGGCGTGTTCTGCAATCCGGTCCTGTTCGCGTGTCTCGATCTGATTGCGCGCGAGATTGGCAAAATGCGGTTGCGCCTGGTGCAGCGGGACGCGATCGGCATCTGGCACGAGACGACCAATCCGGCGTATACGCCGGTGCTCCGCCGGCCGAATCGGTACCAGACGACACAAAAGTTTGTCGAGTGCTGGATCCTGTCGAAGTGCGCGCACGGCAACGCGTACATCTTGAAAGAGCGCGACGCGCGCGGCGTCGTCAAAGCGCTCTACCCGTTGGATCCGGCGCGCGTGTCGGTCCTGGTCAGTGACGACGGCGGCGTGTATTACGAGCTCGCGGCCGATGTCCTGAAGCAAGTGCCGCGGAGCGACACGACGGGCGGGATCGTCGTGCCGGCGTCGGAGATCATTCACGATCCGATGGTGCTGCTCTGGTCGCCGCTGATCGGCGTGTCGCCGATTACCGCGTGCGGCGCGACGGCGCTCCAGGCGCTGAGCATTCAACAGGATCAATCGACGTTTTTCCAGAACGGCGCGCGGCCGAGTGGCGTGTTGAAAGTGCCGGGGGCGCTGACGACGGAAAAAGCGGCGGCGCTGAAGCAACAATTTCGCGAATTGTTCAGCGGGGCGAATAGCGGCAACGTCGCCGTGCTCACGGACGGGATGTTGTTCGAGCCGATGCGCATGAACGCGGTTGATACGCAGCTCATTGACCAATTGAAGCTGAGCGGCGAAACGATCTGCGCCTGCTACCACGTCCCGTTCTACATGGTGAACCAGGGCGCGGCGCCGGCGAATCTCGACGCCGAAAGCCTGGTGCAGTTGTTCTATTCCCAGTGCTTGCAAAGTCTCACGACGGCGTTCGAAACGTCGCTCGATGCCGGGCTCGAGCTCGCGGACGATCTGGGGACCGAGTTCGACATTGACGATTTGATCTGGATGAACTCCGACGTGCGGACGCGCTCCGCGAAGGAGTCGATCGGGTCGGGGGCGCTGTCGCCGGACGAAGCGCGCGCGAAGTATTTCGGCCTGGGGCCGGTACCGGGCGGCGCGTCGCCGTACATGCAGCAGCAATATTTCAGCCTCGAGGCGTTGGCGGCGCGCGACGCGGCCGAACCAGCGCCGGCGACGGGGACCGCGGCGGACGCCAGGCCGGCCGACGTCAAGGCGGCGCCGGCGCTGGAGGGCGGGTTCGGGTTGGATCTGGCGGACTATGCGGCGCGGACACGCGCGGCGCTGCTGGCGCGGCGGGAGAGGTGGATCGATGCTGTCGCCTGAGCAATTGGCCGAAGTGATCGGCGGCGCGATTGAAGGGCTGCTCGGCGCGGCGCTCGCGGGGATGCGGACGCGGCTCGCGGTGCTCGAGGCGCGCGCGGACGTGGCGCCGGACGCGAAAAGCCTGGGGGCGCTCGGGGAGCGGCTGGCGGCGCTCGAGGCGCGGCCGGCGGTGCCGGGGCCGGCGGGGAAAGACGGCGCACCAGGCGCCGCGGGCGTCGATGGGCTCGGGTTTGGCGATCTGGTGCTCGAGCAGGTGAACGATCGGGATCTGGTGGTCAAGGCGATGGTCGGGGATCGGGTGCGCGAGCTCGGGCGCGTGTCGTGGCCGGTGATGCTCGATGCCGGCGTCTGGGCCGCGGGGCGGGCGTACGCGAAGGGCGACGCGGTGACGTACGGCGGATCGCTGTGGGTGTGTCAGCAGGCGGGCGCGACGGCGCGGCCGGAAACGGCGGACGGCGCGCGGGCCTGGCGCCTGGCGGTCAAGCGCGGCCGGGACGGGCGCGGGGATCGGGTATGACAGATCTGGTCACGCTCGACGACGCCAAAACGCATCTCAAAATCTTTGATACGGACCATGACGCGGAAGTCCAGGCGCGGTTGGACGATGCGACGGCCTGGGTGATCGGGTATCTGAATCAGCCGATCGATCCGGCTTGGGATGACACGACGGTGCCGGGGCCGGTGCG